ACATCGCGCGGCAGCTCTGGGAGACCGGGCAACTGGCGCGCATTTGGAAATGGAGGACGAAATGACGGGCATCTTCATTTTTGGAATCTGCGCTGCGCTGGCGTTCGTGTATCTCATCTTTTGGCTGGGCATGAAGTTCGGCGGCCGCGTCCTGGGCGGCGAGCTGCGCGCCGTAAACTCGCATGTCGCCGAGCTGACAAGGCTGCTCGACACAGCCCGCACCGCCTATGCAGACGCAAAGAAGGATCGCGACGATCTGCTGGCAAAGTACGACGGCGCTTGCGCCGAAGTGTTCAACCTGACGAATGAACGGGATACGCTCCGCGCCGGTTTGGATGGCTGGGCAGCACAGTGCGACGATGCCCGCGCAGTTAACACGCAACTACGAAAGGAACGGGACGAACTGAGCAGGAAGCTCGATAAGGCCATTGCCAACGCGCGAAAGCACAAGGTCGGCGTCAAGCGGATCTTTCCCTGGCTGGCCGTCGCGCTGCTGTTCACGCTCTCATTTATCGCGACGGCCCAGACCGGCTACTCGCCCGCCCGGAATCTCGAAGTTCAAGACGTGGCCGCTCTGCACGCCGCAACCAGGTCGATCGACTTTGCCGCCTTCTCGCTCACCGACCAGGCTGTCGTCGACGAGCTGGCGGCGCGAGCGAAGGCCGGCGTCGCCATCCGGATCTATCTCGACCGGGGCGAATTACAGGCCGAGTGCCGGGGAGATATAACTTGCTCGCGCATCCCGCTCAAGGAACTTATCGGCCTAGCCGGGGTCGAGATCAGGGTAAAGCGAAGCAAGATACTCATGCATTTGAAGAGTTATCAGGTCGACGGCGGCCTGGTGAGGGATGGCTCGGCCAACTTTAGCGAGCAGGGAGAGAGCAAGCAGGACAACTCGGCGGTCTTTTCCACCGATCCAGCCGCCGAGTTGGCCTTCCGCTCCGACTTCGAAACGATGTGGAACCGCCCGACCAACCTGACCGTCGCCGAGGCTATTAAGGCGAACTAAAGGCGAAAGATGGTTTAGGCGCTTCCGGGCGTTTTTCCGGCGCGGGTAGGGTTTGGACCCCGTCTTGAGGTCGCCGAGGGGCAGAAACCGCCCTTCAGGTGCCCTGGCAAGCCATCGGACGATCGAACGAGACCGTTTTGGGAGGAAAAAATGGGACCGGCAAAAGGCGAGATGCGGAAGGCGATTCAAGATCCTCCTGGAGGAGTCAGGAAGAATGCCGCTTCAGCCGAATGCCGGCCGCCGCGAATCCGCGCCGGGCGGGGAAAGAGATTCCGGAAGCCGTGGGTCGGCCGGATGACGGGTTCGGGGCAGCGTGCCGGCCGATTTTGAGGCTCGCAGCGGACTTAGCCGCCGCCTAACTGGCGTACTAAGTCGGAAATTGATGGCGGTAAGTTCCGGTAAGTAGGCGTTGAGGAAGGGATAACATGCGCGAAGGTTGGACGGCATTTTTGGTGTGGTGGCAGGGTAAAAAAACCATAATCGGAGGCGGCCTGATCGTGGCCGCAGCGGCTGCGGCCATCTGGTTTGGAAAGATCGACGCGACCACCGGCGCGATGATCGCCGGCGCCGGCCTCTCAATCGCCGGATTCGCGGCCAAAGCGAACCGCCATCACGCCGAGCTGCTCATCGGGCTGCAGGCCATCGCCGAGGCCGGAGCCGACGCAAGAGCCGGCAAACAGGCCGCGGCCGTCGAGGACATCGAGAGCGCGGCGCGGCGGCTGGCCGTGAAGCAGTGGGGCGCCCAGTCGAACGGAAACTCAGATCCGGAAGGCGACGCCAAATGACGGAACTGGGCCTGAACGAATCGACGCCGCCAAAGACCGCCCTAGACGTGACTACGAGATCCGGATTCTTGCGCCACGTCGGAATCGCCGTGAGCGGCGCGGGCGGCGCCGCCGTGGTGATGGGCGGCTACCAGGTGTTGCGCGCGGAACCGGCGCAGGCCTTCGCGCTGCTTCAGGCCTGGGGCCCGTTCTTCCTGATCGCGCTGGTGGCCATCCTGGTGCTGGGAAAGTTTCTTGAAGGGACGAATCAGACGGTGCGCGAGAGCTTCAACGTGGTGGCGGAGGCGGTGAAGAGCGGCGCCGAAGCAGCGGGCAGGACGGCCGACGCGTTGACCAGGCTGGCCGACCAGGGCAGCCGCCAGGCCGAGCAGGTGGAGCGTCTGGCCATCTACTCGGCGCAGGAGTTTCCGCGCGTCTACGAGCGCTTCGATACGCAGGACGCGATCTTGAAGGATCTGGCGAGTTCGCTCGATTCCTTCCGGATACACGTAGACCGCGGCAGAGATGAAGACAGCGCGGCACAAGCGGGGGGCACGCATGGAAGCGGCAGAGCTTAGATTGACTCGGATGCGGCGGCAGCGCGGCATCATCCTGAAACTCGTTCGCGAGGGCCACGAGAACCAGCTCTCGCGGCTCGACGACTTCGAGGTATGGACGATCCTGCTGAAGATGAGCCAGACCGTGGGCCGCGAACAGACGCTTACGCTGCTGCAAGATCTTTGCGTGCTTGGCTACGTGGAGTTCAAGCAGTCGATGAACGAGATCAACGGCCAGATCGAACTGTCCCAGATCCAGCTAACGGCCCTGGGCCTGCGCTTTGTCTCTGCCGGAAGAAGCAACGACGACGTGCTGTTCGCGTAGGCTTGAAAGGCGCAGGATGCCCACCAGACCCAAAACCGGAGAGCCGCGGAAGACGCATCTTCCCCTGAAGATCGACCGGCTGCCGCAAAGCGTTCGCGACGCCATCGCGGCTCTCTACGACCGCGGCCAGACCTGGATCGAGATCGAGCAGCAATCGGCCAAACCTTACAGCAAGGATTGGGCCAAAGACGGCGGCGGCTTCATCGATTGGGTCGAGGTGGATTCCGACACGCTCGATTTGTTTCCCGGCCTGAGGCTTCCCAAGTCAAGCCTGCAGCGTTGGTTTGATCTGCGCGTGAAGCAGGTGCGCAGCCAGGTGCTGGCCGAGAGCGCCAAGGCCCGCGCCTTTGCCGAGACCTTCGCAGGCAAGAACCTGGCCGAGCAAAACGCCGCGGTGATGAACGCCATGCGCGACGTGGTCTTTAATCTGATGCAAAAGGTGGGTCCACAAGACCAGGCCAAATTTCTCGACGGGCTAAATCAGCTCTCGCTCACCATGAGCCGGCTGCAGCGCGTCGATCTGCAGGCCAAGCGCGTCGAAGTAGACCAACGCAAGATCGCGTTGCTCGAAGAGCGCGAGGCGAAGGCGCGCCAGCAGCTCGACCAGGCAACGCAGCAAGCGGCCAGGAAGGGCGCGGGCCAGTTCTCGCTCGACGACATCAACCTGCTGCGCGAGCGCACCTTCGGCTTACCGCCGATCCAGGCGGCCGCCAATGGTTGAAGTCCTCGATCGCGAGATCAAGCTGCCGGCCGTGCTGCAGATGCGCCCCTACCAGCAGCGTTGGATCGACGATGACACACGCTTCAAGTGCGCGGTAAAGTCGGCGCGCATCGGGTATAGCTTTGCCACCGGATACCGCCGTGTGCAGAAGTCCATGCTGATTCCGGGCCGCACCACAACGGTGCTCTCGGCTTCGAAGGCGCAGTCGGTCGAGTTTGTCGAGACCTGCGCCAAGCTCTGCGAGCTGATGGGCGGGACAGCGGCCATGACGGCCAACGAAGACTTCATTGACGCCATCGGCCGCATCGAGGCCATCCAAAGCCGCATCAGCTTTCCCAACGGCAGCCGCATCATCGCGCTGCCCGCCAATCCGCGCACGGCGCGCGGCTACCCCGGCGACGCGGTGCTCGACGAGTTCGCCCACCACGAAGACAGCTATTCGATCTTCGCGGCCGTCTTCCGCCAGGTCGCCCTGGGCAATTCGCTTGAAGTGCTGTCGACGCCCAACGGCGAACAAGGCAAGTTCTTTGACATCGCGCGCGATCTGGGCCTGGAGATGGGCGTTGCGCCGGCGGAGCTGCCGGTCAAGCGCAATGGCTGGTCCGGGCACTGGGTCGATGTCTACAAGGCCGTGGCCGAGGGCTGCCCCATCAACATTGAGGAGATGCGGCGCGGCCTCAATGACGACGATACCTGGAACCAGGAGTTCTGCTGCGTCTTCCTCAAATCCGTCGGCGCGTGGCTCACGCTCGATCTTATCGCCGCCTGCGAGGATGCGGGCGCAACCATCGAGCTGCCGCTGAACTTCCAGCCGCGCGGCCGCCTCAACGCCGGCATCGACGTGGGCCGCGATCACGATGCCACCTGCCTGTGGCTCGACGAGCATATAGGCGATGTGGCATGGACGCGCGCTGTTATTAAGCTGCACGCCATGAGCTTTCCGGAGCAGTGCAAGTGGCTCAACCCGATCGTCCGCATGACCACCAGGTCGGCGATCGACAAGACGGGTATGGGCGTAGGCCTCTTCGATCTGCTGAATCTTGAGAACGAAGGCCGGCTGATGGGCGTGAGCTTCGCCGGGACAAACGACGATGGCGTGAAGATGAAGACCGACCTGGCCATTCGCATCAAGAAGCGGTTGGAGCAGCAGCGTTCGCGCCTGCCCTACGATCCGCAGATCCGGGCCGAGCTGCAGGCCATCAAGCGTCAGGCCACGTCGACCGGCGTCACCTTCGACGCCCCGCGCATCGAGGTGGATACGGCCGTTGCCGGCGGCGTAAAGAAGAAGGTCTACGCGCACGCCGATGCCTTCTGGGCTAAAGCCCTGGCCGACCTGGCCGCCGACGATGGCTTCTGCCGGCTTGACGGAGTTGAGGTATCCGCAAAGCCCACGTCCTATGCGGCGCTGAAAGGATGTTTCTGATGGCTAATCAAGCTTTGACAGTGCCGGCGCTTCCACCCAGGGGCGAGATGATCTCCGCGACCAGCCTCTACATGCAGCAGCTCTCGCTTTACAGGAACACACTGGCCTTCGGGGGCACGCGCAATCCGTCGGATATCTGGGCCTGCATGGCATACAACCTTCCCCAGACGATGGCCTACTTCAGGGAGATCGAAGACAAGGACGAGGACGTCGCCAACGCGCTCGACGATCTCAAACTTAGCGTGCTGAGCCGCAACATCACCGTTGAGCCTGCGAATGATAAGGATTCCGCTGCTGTCGAAACCAAGGAGTTCGTTGAGGCGCAATTGAAGAAGGTCAAGTTCGACGCGGTGCTGGATTGCGTGCTGGACGCGCTCGGCTACGGCTTCAGCGTGCAGGAGATGATCTTCGATACTTCCGCCGGGCAGGCGTCGCTTGAAAAGATCGAAGATGCGCCGCAGGAACTTTTTCTCTTTGGCGACCGCTTCTATCCCCAGGTGGGATCGCTGCAGTTGCTCGACAGTCCCTGGATGTCCTCGGGAACGCCGGTGCCGGAGGAAAAGTTCTTGATCTTCAGCTATAGAAAGCGGTCGCGCAACCGCATGGGCAGGCCGCTATTGAAGGCCGTCTTCTGGCCGAGCTGGTTCAAGCGCAATATCGAACGGCTATGGCTGCAGTTTGCCGAGAAAGGCCCTGGCACGGCGATGGTCGACTACAACGATGCCGATAGCGCGTCGGAGCGGCAGAAGGCTGTCGACATTGCGCAATCGATCGTGGATAACGTTGCGGTGGCCGTGCCTAAGGGTTTCAACGTGCACGAAGAGCTGCTCAAGGTGGCTCGCGCGCAGGATCCCAAGGTCTACGAGAACTTCTTCCGCACCATGCAATATTCCATCATTCGCAGGGTGCTCGGGGAAACGCTTACCAGCTTTGGCAACGAGGGTGGAACCGGGTCCAACGCTCAGGGGGAAACGCATTCGGAGACCAAAAACCAGCGCTCGATCTTCGTGGCCAACGCGTTGATGTCGGTGGTGAACGACCAACTTGTGCGGCCGCTGGTCCTCTGGAACTACGGGCCGAACGCCTTAATGCCGGCATGGACCATCGAGGTCAAGGAGGGCGAGGATCTTGAATCGCGGCTCACCATCGACTCGGGCCTGCAGCGCATGGGCAAGAAATACTCGGCGGGCTACGTCTCCGAGCGTTACGGCGTGCCATTGGTCACCGGCGAAAATGGCGAGGACCCCGACGACATTCTGGTGCCGAACATCAATGCGCCGCAAGTTGCTCTCCGCGACAACGTAAGCTCGACCTTTGCCGAGCGCGAAGGGCAGGCCGCGGCGCTGCATGAGATGGCGCAGTACGACAAGCTCTTCGCGCAACTGCAGGACGAGGCCAAGGGCATCTTCGCATCGCGCGTGCGGCAGATTGTAGATTCCGCCGTGCCGCCAGCAAACAGGGAATAGGGAACAGGGATCAGGGACTGGGACGGGGAACGATGCGAGAGTTTCTTCGAGCAAAATCGGAAGGCGCGCGGATCATATGCGGCCCGTGCAATAAGGTCTGCGCCGACGAGGTCCCACCCGATTACCGGGCGCCTAGCGAATGCACTTGCGCGGTCGTGACGGGCAGACAAACGGCCAGTCCCCGTCCCCTAGTCCCTAGTCCCTTTACGCTGGAGGCGTAATCATGGCCTTCGGTCCCAGCTCCGAGGCGCACGTCGCACAGATCCGCCTCGGCGATCTGCTGGCCCATCACCTGGCCGCGGCAAACCTGCTCGGCCGCCTGCACATCGCTAAGGTCGCGATCAAGAAGACCAAGCGGCCTGTGCAGCTCGCCACGGCGCTGAACCACACACGCAACTTTGCCGAAGACGGTTCCGATGCAGACGGGTCGCAGTCCAACCCGGACGGATCTTTGTCGATAAGTTTTGGCTTCGACGTGCCCAACACGGGCGCCATCGACTACCTGCGCAACCTGACGCCGGTGACGCGCCACGTCTTCGACGGGCTCGTCAATGAATATCGCAATGACGCTTTCACCGTTGCCGGCGTGAGCGATCAGAACCTGATCGCGAAGATCCGCGACGCGCTGAGCGGGATCCTTGCCAAGGGAGGCACCGCGGCCGACTTCCGCAAAGCCGTTGACGAGCTGACCACCGAGGCCGGCGTTGAGAAGCTGGCGGCCTTCGAGCTCGACACCATCTTTCAGACCAATCTGGGCAAAGCCTACTCGGCGGGCAGGCTTGAGCAATTGCGCGAGCCGGGCCTGATGGATGCGTTGCCGTACTGGCAATATTGGACGGCCGGAGATCTGAGAGTGCGGCCGGCGCACGCTGCGCTCGATGGCTTCTGCGCCCGCGCCATCGATCCGGTGTGGCTGCGCATCTATCCGCCCAACGGCTTCAACTGCCGCTGCTCGGTGATTCCCGTTATGCCCGAAGATGCGCCCAACGGCAGCGACGAAGGCGGCATCGAACGGCTTCCGCTGATGGCCGCATTCGCGCGGCCGCCAGGCTGGAACGGTCTCCGTCTCTAGGAAACTATCGACGCTTTCCGCGCTATCCACGCTATCGCTCGCGATCGCGCGCCGACCCGCTAAGTTGGCTGCATGGCCAAGGAGCTCACGAAGACGGTAGACGGCTCTCCGCTGACCGCGGATAAGTTTGCCGCCGTGGGTGACCCTGCGAATATCGGCACCTGGCATCTACCTCTTGACACACATCAGCATGTGAATTCCGCGCTGGACATGTACGCGCATACCGATCTGCCCTCGAGCCTTAAGGCTCCGGCCGCGCGCAAGATCGTTGCGCGAGCCAAGGAAGAGGGCCTGGATACCACGGACTTCGTAAAGAATCACCTGAGCCAAACCCACGGCGAAGCGCCGCGGCCGTGGATTGAGATCTTCCGCGCCGGAGATTACAGCAAAGCCGGCAAGGGCGTGATCACGCCCGAAGACCTGCAGCGCGTGGTCAAAGCCTACGATCCCACGTATCACGAAGCGCCGGTCACCATCGGTCATCCCATCGATAACAAGCCGGCCTTCGGCTGGATCGACGGTTTGATGGCCGACGGCAATACGCTGCTGGCCAGGGAGAAGCAGGTCGACCCCAGCTTCAACGAGGCGCGCAAGGCGGGCCGCTATAAGAAGCGCAGCGCCGCTTTCTACACCGACGAGAACGGCAACATCACCGGACTGCGGCATGTGGCCTACCTGGGCGCGATGCCCCCGGGAGTCAAGGGCCTGCAGGACGTTGCATTCAACGATCACGGATCGAAGTTCATCGCGGTGGACTTCGGGGAGGATGAACCAGTGGCAGCAGAGACGAAAACCATAGCCGAGCAGATCAAGGCCTTCTTTGTCGAAACGTTCGGCCAGAGCGGTGAGTCCAAGACCTTCAGCGAAGCGGACCTAACGCGCGTCGCCACCGAAGCCGCGACGGCCGCGGCTGCTCCTCTCACCGCCAAGATCGCGGCGCTCGAAACCGATCTGACCGCGCAGAAGACCCAATTCGCCGAGCGCGAACGGGCTTTGGCCGGCGGTGCAACCAAGCTCAAGGCGGACCAGGCAGTCACAAAGCTCAAGAGCGGGGGCCGCTGGGTCCCCGCATTCGACAAAGCCGGCGTCCCGTTGCTCTTCGACGAGCTGGCCAAGCTCAGCGTCACCGTCGAGTTCGGCGAGGGCGCAGAGAAGAAGCCCACGGCTCCGTTCGACCTGCTGCTGAACTTCCTTGAAGGCCTGCCCAAGATCGTTCCCGGCGGCCGACTGGTGGAAGCGACGCACGCGGCCCGCACCGGCAAGTCGACGGGCGATCCTCTCACCGACGCAGCCAAGGCGCGGCAGAAGGAAAAGAACATCAGCTTCGGCGAGGCGCTTGCGCAGATCGCCGAGGAGCAGCCCGAATTAACCGTGGCGGGATCCAGCGTCGCGGGCGCGGTCTAAACTTCCGAGCGGCCGCTGCTTTGAGGCGGCCGGCGAAGCCGGGCTCGCGATTGTCCGGCAGCTTTTGAACACAGAGCCTGGGAGGGCGCATGGCGAACATTTACGTTGAAGCAAAAGGTCCCCAGGGCATAAAGGCGAAGGAATCGCTTCTGCCCGCGGCCGTCTCCGGTTACTCGCGCGGCCTGGCGGTTGTCTACGGCGCCGACGCTTACCATGCGGCGCTCGCTTCGGCGCTCGGGCAGGCGTGCGTCGGCATTCTCGAAGAGGACGCAATCAATCTCACCAATCCCTGCGCGGTGATTGAGTTCGGCCAGGCTGTGGCGCAGATTGGCGCCAGCGTGGCCGCACAGCAGTTGCTCACCGTCAACGCCGCGGGCCAGCTCATTCCCGCTGCCAGCGGCCAGGCGGTGCTCGCCGTAGCTCTCGAGGCGCAGACGTACGTGGCTCCGTGCTCCTACGCCAACGTCTTCGTGCTAGGCCTTTTTGGCTTTCTTTATCCCGGCTCTCCATCCAATGGCGCCGCGGTTACCTACGAAACCGCTTCGGCCGCGATTCCCGTCGTGACCGGAACTTACGCTCTGAACGGCGCTGCCGCGCTGGCCATGACCGTGGCGCAGCCTACCACACCGGCGCAGGACGGCACCGTGCTCACCATCGTGGCCAATACCGCGCATGCGCATACGGTCAAGTTTGCAGCCAACGCGTTGAATGGCGCGGACGACACCGTCACCTTTGCCGCGGTGGGCGATTTCTTCAAGGTCGAGGCGGTTGGCGGTCACTGGATCTTGATAGGCATCGGCGGCCCGACGCCTGCGGCTCTGAGCGAGGTTTAGACAACCGCCGCGGCCCAGGCCTAATGCCCGCGCCGCGGCACAGCGAATTGAGTTTCATCCCCGCCGCGGCGGGCTAGGAGGAAGAAGCGATGGGCGGTTATGTTGGTCTCGCGCCGGCGGCCTTTCCGAATGTGGCGCTCTCTCAGTACGCGAAGGAATTCGCCG